CGCAGTCGCTGCTGACGTAGAAATGCGGTCTGTTTACGGAATCCAAAGGTCGAGCGGTATCCCATGACATCTTGCCAATCAACGCTTGAAGCCCATCGTCGATATCCAGCCCCGGCGCAGGGATGCAAACCATTCCTGATTCGCTTAGGTCTTCGATAATTGAGGAAGAACCGTCTTGTGCTTGGTATTTTGCGGCTCCAAGGCGGGGGTCGATCAATCGCTCAAAGATTTCCTCGTCGCCTTCCATCTCTTGAATAGCCTCAATGTAGTCACGGATACCAAAGCCTTGTCCTTTAGACCCCGGCCCTGGCATCCACTTCCCGCTTTTCCATTCAGCCCAGTCACCAACGTCAACTCCCGGCCACTCGCGGTAAACCCAGAACGTCCCGCTCTCGTCAATGGCAATCCAGCACATGAACCAGTTCTTCGCCCCAGCAGGGTCTATAACGTGATAGCGCGTGATGTTTTTGGTCGGGATAGAGGACGGGGGAACCACGTTTACAACCTTATTAAACTTAGGGAACTTGGTTGCCGCCGCTTTTGTTGGGATTCCATAGGCTCTGATTAAGATTTCCTCTCTTGTTTTTCCAAGTAATGTTTGTTTTATCCGATCATAACCACCAAACGGATTATCTTGAGAGTGGAAGTAATGAATGGTTCCCTTGATGTTTTTGCATTCTAGGATCGTGGGGACGATTTCGTTGTTTAGCAATTCCGCCTCCCTGCTCTCAAGAACCTTAGCCCCATCGAGGTATTGCTTTATTAGCTCAGTATATCCAAAAATTGGAGTAAACGTAAGCATCATCTTGCTATTTCTGGTCGCCAACCGAAATCTTAACGTATCAACCAGTTCAGGGCCACCAAGCATTTCGTCGCACCAAGTCCCAATGTTAAGCCACGTCGCCTCTTTAGATCCAAGCTCCGCTCCCTCTAAAATGGTTGAATTGTTTGCGAAGGCAGCGTAAGTCTTAAATGAAATGCGCGATCCGTTTGGCAAAATCAAAGAATTGTCAGTCCACCCGTTCTTTCTTGAATAAGAAAGATATGTGTTTTGACTTGTTTGCTTGTTCTTAAATTCCGCTGGCGTCCAGTCATATACCGCCGCTTGTTGCTGCCGAATTGACACCTCGGCGTTTTGTGCAAAACAAAAGATGTCGGAATTTGGGTTTTCAATAGCCGCCTTGACTACAAAGTATGCCCCTACTTGAGTTTTTGAACTGCGATTCCCACCGCTAATAAGTGCTTCGTTTCTTGTTTCAAGGCATTTCTCAAGTTTTTTCCAGTTTTCAAACTTCCACCCATATCTAAACGGATCTTTTGCCGCGTTCCGAATAGCCTCTTCACGAATTTGATGGAATTCCATCAACTCTCCAGCATCCATGTAAGCTATTTCCTCATCCGTAGGAATGGCTAGGATTGGATGCTCTGTCCACTTCAACATTTGGCAAACTCCCCTCTGACCTCTTGAGCCTTACGCATATACGCATTTGCCGCTTCTTCCTTGGTTTTGAACCTTCCTAGATTGACGCTTTTCCGATCAACCATAATTTGCCCTCTCCATTTTTGCGTTGTCTTACAGAAAACCACTCCTTTCATCCCAGAAGTATTATTCTTATTACGACCACGGTTGAACATGTTTTCAGATCGGATAGCCAATCTCAAGTTGCATATCTTATTGTCAGACTTGTCTTCGTTTATATGGTCAATATCGCCAATAGGCCATGAGCCATTACAAAACGCCCAAGCTAATCGGTGAGCGTAATGCGGCTTTCCATTGATCCAAATTGAAACGTATCCGCGCCAATTCGCGTGTCCCGCGACATCTCCATCACTACTTGTTTTCGTTTTGACCTTCCAAGTAAAAATTCCGGTTTCTGGATCGTAATCCAAATAATTGGATACATTCTTGACATCCAGTATTTGTTCTGGCTTATTTTTCTCAGCACTTTTCATAGTCATTTATGTTTTGTGTTAAAGCGTCTTCTGGACCACACATCCGGTTGACGCTTGATTTTTATCAGAAGCTATTTGGTTCGTCAATGATTTCAACATCAATGGCATCACTCTTGATCTTACTGGCAATCCGAGCCTTTGCATCAAAGATCATTTTGGCAGCATCATCAATACTAGCTCCCTTGCGATGTTCCACGATTGAAGATGCCATTCCCGTAAGTTGCGCCGCCTTGTCGGTCAAGATGCCCACCGTCACCGCTAGCTTGTCAGGGCTGATCTTGGCAAGCTCCTCTGGATTATCAAATAGTTGCTGGGAACGCTCAAAGAGCAGGTCAGTGTAATCCTGAGCCGCAATCGCGTATCGCATCGAGAACTCCTTCCGTTTTGTTTCCAGCGTGTCGTTGTGACGCCATTGAAGCCCCCTAATCGTCTCTCTGCCGAGTCCTGTCTTCTTTTGGATGTCAGTTATCCTCGCGCCTTGTGCAGCCAGCCACAGGGCCATTGCGGCCTTGTTTGGGGCGTAGTGTTCGACGCAGTTGCCCGGAGATAGCTTTGCACGTTCCTTGACCTCAAGAAACCACGCGGACTTGTCTTCTCGCTCGTCAACGTATTCTGCCTTGAGCTTCTCGTTGGGATCATCATTCATAGTGTCGCCTGATAAACATCAAACACCAGTCTTACTTCAACTGCAAGTTTTCTTTTTTATCAAACTCTCTAAGTGCGTTTTGTAATTCAGCAGAGAATTCGGGATCGCTTGATGCTTGGTTAGCCAGAGCGGTAATCCCCTGCCTTGTTGTAAAAGCGTTTTTGAACATTTTAACGTAGGCATCGTTAACATCACCCGGCGAAGCGTTTCTAGCAAGAGATCTTTTCAATCCATACCGATCACTTCCAGTTGAAAGCATTGCTGCTAAATAACGATTCTTTCCAGCAGAAAGAATTGGTCCAATAGGGAGGATAAAGGTCGTCCCTGTCTCCCCTCTAATTGTTCTAAGCCCACTGGATTTTGCGGAAATATCAGCTATGGTGTTTCCCTCATAAACCTTGGCCAAATCATAAATGAACTGAGCGTCTGATTCACCAAGCACGGTTTCTAGTTTCTGAGCAAATTGAGACTTTCCGGTTGGGGCTTCCCAATCAGCGAGAAACTTTCTAGCGTCAAACAAAGGAGTGTATGGCGCACCAGCAGAAGGATCTCCTCCGGGATATTCATCAAGTAGGTTCCTCATAAAATCTCCTTTAAAAAGATTTCTTGATTCTGGTGAAGATTGGTTGAGCTTTACCATTGTAGTTTTTGTTTCTCCAATAGTCGTTCCTTTTGAAAGTATTGATTTAGAAAGTAAGTCTGGGTCAATATTTTCAAAGTTCCCTTTTTGTGCAGCTTTGAATATTGACGACCTTACTAGATCTTGTTCTTGCTTTTCCAAGGATGTCCTTTTAATGATTCCGCTAGCCACTTCGTCTCTCGCGTCTTGACTAAGAGCAGAAGAAAAAGCGTTTAGATCCGTAAGGGTCATCTCTGGAACATTTGACGACTTTAAGACTTTGAGCTTATTGTTCAAGCTGTCAAGACCTTTAGCCGCCAAATTTGATTTATCACCATAAAGTGAATCAAGCATTCCTTGGTCGTAATCAAGACGAGCAATTCCTTTCTTGCTGCCCATTCCAAGGTCGTTAAGGTATTGAAGGCGCATCATTCCTTGAAGATTGTTGGCAATTCCAGCTTGGGCAGGATCAACCGACTCAAGTTCTTTAGCTGCTTGCAAAACCCTGTTGATTTTAGCAGGATCTCCCATAACCAAACTAACAATTTGCCTTGGAGTTGCAGACGCTTCTCCTCCTGCTTCTTTCAAGATTCCTCCAAGTGTGTTTTTTTCAAATGCACCTCTCGCTTGAACCAGTTCAGTTGCTTTTTGAAACTCGTCACCAAGATTTTTAACAGTTCCATCTGGCGCAGTGGCATTGAACTTGCTGTAAACATTTCTTCTTAGTTCTGATAATTCTTTGGAAATACCAGCCCCAAATACATCTTTTGTTGTCCCGCCAACTGCGTTATCTGGACGAGCATCATTAAATGCCCTAATGTAAGCATCAAATGCTTTGAAATCTAAAGGTTTATTTATGCTTTCAAGCCTTTGAATCTCAGCAGCTAAATCTTGCCTTTGTCCTTGAGTCTTGGCTTTTTTTAGCTTTGCTTGAGCAGTAGCAATTAAGGCGGGAGCATCTCTTACTTGTTTCAGTCTGTTTTCAACGCCTTTTACAGCAGCCTCATCAAATGCTCCTCCAACATTTATTCTGTTTTTGATTGTTGGAAGAATGTTAAGCAAGTCTTTTGCTGATATTTGAAAGCCAGCTTGGTCAGCAACATCAGCTAATACTTCATACTGCTCTTTTGTTGATTTTTTTGCTTGATTTTCTGCTGATTCAATAGTGCCTCTTAGAAATCCACCCAAATCGTCCACATTTGCTTTTGCTCGAGGCTTTAGAATTTTATTTACCGCATCATCAATAAGATTTACGTTTTTGTTGTTGTTTCTGGCGATGCTATTTGAAAGAGCGCGACGTTGCCCATCTTGATTAACCGCAATAGATTTAAAATCATTCGCGGTGGCTGGAATGCTCCCTTTTAATCCTTCAAAAAGAGTGCGAATGCTTTCCTGCGCCTTTCTCATGTTGCTAGCGATTCCAGACCCCGGGAATTGACCGCTTAGTTCTTGAGCCGTTTCAAGTCCTTGTTTGCCGAACTGTGCGCCAGCTGGAACAGCGGACGGTGGAAGATTCAACCTTTTGACTGATTTTTCGTAAGTCTTAAGAAACTCATTCTTAAAGTTGCTTGGTGTTCTCGCTGCAATTACTGATGCCGGAATCACATCAATTCCAAGTCCAAGAGCTGTTCCAATAGCCGCTTCCGTTCCGCGCCTCAAAACGCTTTCACCTACACTTTGTGGCATGTCTAGCGCGGCTCTAGTTATATAGTCTGCAACGGGTCCAAGTGTGGCTCTTGTTGCTCCACCAGCAAGGGTTGCTGTGACTGGACTTTTAGTTGCAGCCAGCGTTCCTAATGTGGCTCCAATTTCAGCAACAGCAAGCGGAGCCTCAACAGCAAGCATTCCTGCCGTTCCCGCAACACCCTTGTCGAGTGTTGTGAAACTTGTTCCGTCTTGATTTTTTATCAAATACTCTGTATTGCCTGCAACACTAATTGGAACAATGTTTGCATTCGGGTAGGTTTTTTTTAAGTATTGGAGTTCTGACTCGGGAGTCGGCAATGCTCCAACACCTGCCCTGACTCCGGCTGGTAGTTGCTCTGACATACGACCATCTTTGCTGACTGGAGCGTTGTAAAGTTGGCCGATAACCTCGCGTTGCCTTGCTTTAAGTTCTTCGGCAGATGGTTGATCTGTAATCACAGGGGGGACATTATATCCACCACCACCCAAACCTATATAATTAGGCGCGTAGGAAGGGCTAGCTTCAAGTTCTTTTGTGAGCTTGCGAACCTCTTCCAGCTTTGGTTTTTCTTCTTGTTCTTGAAGTAAAGAAAATTGGGTTTCAAGAAATCCTTCTTGCTCTTTTATTGCTCTTAAATCACTAATTAACGAGTCAAATTCTTTTTGGTTGCCGGAAGCTTTTGCCGCGTCAAGCTTCTTGTCAATTACTTGTCCAACTTGAAATATTTTTTGGATTTCCGATTCGATTTCAGCTTTGGTTTTTTTTGCTTCACTCATTGGACTCCGTGTTTGCTGTAAATTTCATTCATCCCACCAACTTCTTTTGGACCAATCGCTTCAGTATTTCTAAATTTTTGCACCTCTTCATCAATGTCAAATGCTGATTTTCCAGATCTCATTCCGTTTGATATAATTCCTTCTACTTTTGCGGCTTTGTCGGCGGCTTTACGAAGAAACTCGACAATTTTTTTGTTACCCTCAACAGAGGTGCCAATACTTGGGGCAAGAACC